TCTTTGCTTCTACAATGTCTTGCTCAGAGACACGAGGATTCTCGTGCCAGGTTGCTTTTATACTTGTCCATTCTGGAAACTCATCAGAATAACCTCTGTAGTAAAATTCTGCAAACCAATTATTTCTACCTCGTGGAGTAGATATAAAAATTGCTTTTGAGTTTTCTTTATCTAGTGTCGGACGAAGGGCAACGTTGAAAGCATCTTTGCCGTCAACAAGGGCGGCCTCGTCAAAGATGATGAGATCATAAGACCGACCCACAACCGAGTCAACTTGGTTAACTGATCCCATACGAATAGTAGATTGGTTTGAAAGTTCAATAACTTTATCTTTTGCATTATCTCTTATGACCTCCAAGTCAAAGTGCTTTATCAGTTGTCTTTGCAGATCAAATGATATTTGTGAAAGTGAATAGTTTGGTGACATTAATAATACATGACTATTTGGAACTAGACAAACGAGTTGTCCAATTATATTAGAGATGTATGTTTTGCCTTGTCTTCGTGAAATTGCTGCACAGACAAAACGATATTTAGGATCGTTTACTGCATTTATTAATGCTGTCTGTGAGCTATTGGGTTCTACATTCAATAAGTCTAAGTACCCATTTATAGGTAACTTTATGAATCTAGTTTCTGAATTATAGTCTACCAGCTTATCTGATAAGACATCTTTTCTGCTTATTTCTATCAATGTATTGTCTGTTCGTTAAATAAATTTTCAGTTCCCTCTAGTAAATTGTTTTCATCAATTGCGTTATACAAGAATAAATAAGCAGCAGCGATGTCTTTTAGACTCTGCTCTGAAAGTGTTAGAGGTCTTTTTTCCTCTATATCCATGATTTTATTTAAATATGTGGTGCTGTGAGATACGGCTTCTTCAAGCCATAAATCACGTCCATCTTTTTTAATACTCATCGTTTTCTTTTTTTCAGTCCTCTTGTAAACTTTTGTGATTTAGGTGGCATTTTCTTATGACCACGAGGTCCAGCCCATAAGAATTTATTTGCCCAATATGCAGGAGATGATTTACCTCTTGCTATATTTTTTGCATGACGAGATTTAAATGATCGTCTTGCTTCAGGACTATAGTTGTGTCCCATCTTTTGTGCACCAAAACGTATAATTTTAAGTTTACCGCCTACTCTAGTAGCAACGATTGCTTTCTTTGATTTATGTTTTGGTGTAAATTTTGGCTTGTTAAGACGAGTCAATCCTGCTCGTCTTAATCTTGCCTTTTCGCTATTTGTTAGTGCCATTATCCTATTGGTATATTATGCGTCTTTATAGTTTTAAACTTATAAAATAGTGACGCTCCTTTGTGAGGTTTATATTTGCCCTTATGTTTCATTAAACGAACACCTGCTTTAGTTTTCATCCAATGAAAGCCTTTTGGTGCTTTTACCTGCTTCACTATCTTCCTCTTCTAGGTAGAATACGTCCTGCGCCTTTTCTTCCAAAAGAAGCTTTTCTAGGATTCTTTGTTTTACCAAATCTAGGGCCTACTGCTTTTGCTGGTGCTGCGTATCTAAATGCTTCGTAACTGCCCATATTTTTAGAGTTTACAACTGTTCCTGCTCCCGCATTCATATCTCTTGTAATTCCTCTTTTTAATACGTGCTTTCTAATTTTTTGTGTATTGTGAACTCCTGTTGGGCCACCACTAATGAACTTAGCCATTACTTTCTCCTTTTTCGCTTTCCTAATTTCATTCTTCGTTTAATCAAAGAATTAGGAACTCTCTTGCCCTCTTTATAAAGTTTTGCAATTCTCTTTATAACACGAGCTAATGTTACACTCCCTCCATCATATTTGTAGGGTACTCCGTGTTTGCTATATCTGACTTGTCGTCTACCTTTTCTTTTTGACACGTCTTCTAGTCCTTGTTGTCTTTGCTCTACGGCTACGTTTAATATCGTTATCTTGTGAGTGTCCACCTCTAATAAAAGAGTTTACTCTACCAAAAGCCCACTGTTGCATACTTGTTCCTCTTCTTGATCCTGAACTTAAGTATGCTCCTTGTCCTCGTCTAAAAACTCGGGCAAGTTGTCCATAAGTAAATCTTTTGCTCTTTTTTGCTTTTGCTTTTAATGTCTTAACTACGCTTGCGCTTAGTGGACGACGTTTTCTTTTTACGGCCATTCTTTCTTTCTAAACTATTAAGTAGTGCAATCATCTTTCTTGCACTCTCTTTAGTCTTTGCCTTTGCTTTTTTAACTAGTTTACCGTTTCTCATTTTACGATAAACAATTAAGTCTTTCACTACATAAGGCATTATTTTTTACTTTTGTTTTCTGCTTCTATGAATTTGTCTTTAATATCCACTTTTCCGTCCCAGTTTTTATCTTTTCCTGAGATGATGTTGAATAGTACATTCATTTTAGCCTTGATATATTCTATCATTTTTTCTCCTTTCTCAATTTAAATAGTTGCTCTCTGTCTTGCTGAATAATTACAGGGACTGGAGTTTGATTATTACCACCCTTAGTAAAAGAGGGGTGCGACCACAAGTATTCACATTTATATTGGCTTTCATTTCTATGAGCCACATATTCATCAATCGCATCAAGCGTAAGGTCATCACCCAGTAGATACACGATCACCTCCCAGGGTAGATTGCTCCAGTTTTGTTCATTCAACTTAAGTATGTCTTTGTCAAACTGAGTTATTAACATTGTTCCTTCCTTGTAGCTTTTCAGACTCCAAGGACAAAACTTTGAAATAGATTGAAAGTAATTTAACCAATCAACCTCTGCTTCGTTTTTTCTTTCCACGTTTCTTTTTCTTGCCCATTCCTTTTTTCTTTTGAGCTTTTAAAATCGCCTGTTGCAAAGCTTTAGGTAATTTCTTCTGTTTAGCAGTTAATGCCATCACATTCTCCTATTTCCACTTACCCAGTGGACACGTAGCCCATCGCAACTTAGTTTTGAGGGGCATAAAACATCTGCATTCTTTGCAGATTTTCCATGTCTTGTTATACTCAGGACAGAGTTCACATATGGCAATTCTATCCTGCCATGAGTTTTTCTGCAGCTTTTCTTGCTTCTTCTTCTGTTGGATATCCAACAACTGCTCCTTCAAATCTCCAAAATCCGTCTTCATATTTTACTTCTACACTCTTGTTTTTAGGTGCCATTTTTATATCTTTTTTACTGTATTCCATTTTCATAATTATCACCAATGAAGCATGAGTAGTGTGCCGATTAACCCAGCGCCTCCAACTAATAAAGTACCAGCTACGCCAATTAAAATTCCTTCTATTCTCTCTATAGCTTTCTCCATATCAGAGAATCTGTTAAATGCGGTTTTCCACCGTTCAGCACAAATGGCCTCATGTTTTTCTAAATCTGCTGCTACTTCTTTTATTTCCATAGTTCTAATTATATCAAAATCTGGAGCTGATGTCAAGCACTATTTTTGTATGGTATATATTTTAACTGGTTCGGACTTGCCTTTTACTATTATCTCGTCTAGGTATATGTAGTCATAATCATCAACTAAACTATATTCAGAAACAATTAAGTCTACATCATAAGTCTTGCACTGACTCTCTAGTCTAGCAGCAAGGTTAACGCTATCGCCAAGGACACTATAATCAAAGCGCTGGCTAGAACCAAAGTTTCCAACCACTGCGAGTCCTGTGTTGATTCCCGCTCCTGTATTAATCGTATCCAAGCCTTCTTTTGTGAGGGTGTCATTTAATTTCTCCAATTCTTCTCTCATTTCTATGACCGCTTTGGTCGCATTTTCAATATGATTTTCATCATCTAGTGGCGCGTTCCAAAATGCCATAATGCAATCGCCCATGTATTTATCTATCGTACCACCATGCTTGAGGATAACTTTAGTCTGATTGTCAAGAAAACGATTAATCAGAGTAGTTAGTCCTTGAGGGTCTGACTGGTATTTTTCCGAAATTGGTGTAAATCCTCTTATATCTGAAAAAAGAAAAGTGAGTCGTCTTGTCTCCCCACCCAAACTCAGTAGTTTTGGATTATCTTGTAATTTTTTCACCATATCGGGACTTAGGTACGTGCCAAATTGTTGTTTAATCTGTCTACGTAAAAAGAATTGTTTTACGAAGTTCAAAAAGGTCATTACCGTAAATACAGCCAGTAAATTAACAAAAACAAAACTTACATCAAGTAGTAGGTTTTGTTGAAAAGCCATTGAACTTGCATAGTATGATCCAAACAATACTAAAGCAAGAAACGGCACAGAAAAGTAAACAAGCGAGGACGCGAATATTAAAACTAGTCCTCCAATAATAGTGAGTCCTAATTCTGCAACTATAGCCCAATCTGGAGTAGTCTTTGTCTCTCCGTCTAGCATAGAAGATAGTGTCATTGCTTGTACTTCGTGCGGATAAAGAAGTCCTGCTGGAGTTGCTACTTTTGTTGCAACACCTTCAGCAGTAACTCCTACTATTCCTATTAGTCCTTCTTTAAATTCTAGTGCAGAAACTTTCTGAAAGTCTCTGTTCCAGTCTACATATACCCGACTACGGGAATCTGATGGAACGAGGTACGGAGGCACGCGGAGCGCCTGAATACCGTTTTGACCTACCTTTAACTGATAGCTTCTTGCTCCTTGTAGTATTCTTAAGATTTCCAAGCTGAAACTCGGGTAGAGTTTTGACTCGGCGCTTAGGACCAAAGGCATCTTTCTGACTAACCCGTCTTCGTCCGGAATAGCGGTTAGTAGACCGATACCCTTTGTTTTTGACTCCAGAATAGATGGAGTACGTAAAATTCCTGGGTACTGATATAGCCATGGGTGTGGATCTCCTCCAATAACAGCAGTACCTACATGAGGCCCGCCTCCTGTAGCAGTATTAGATGCTACAAATGATAATATAGTATTTGAATTTTGTAGTGCATTGGCTAGTTCTTTATCGTAGCCATGTATATCGGAATCAGGAAAAAATATTGTCATTCCTGTTACTTGAGACTTACGAAGTAAATCTGCGTAAACATATCGTGGGATAGGGTAGCCACCATATTTTTGTACGGTGGCTTCATCTATCTCTATAAGTGTGATTCTATCATCAAATTTTGTCTCAGTAGACATCATAAGATAATCAAAATACTTAAGTGTTAAAAATTCAGTTGGCTTCTGTATTTGTACAAAAGTCAACAGCCCTAAAAGTAAAAGTCCTATCGTCTTCTGCATTTTTTATGAGCTTGCTCCCAAAGTGAATAATTATTGTATACAACAATTGATCCAAATGAATTATGCAGACGGTACTGTTCAAGAGTTTTAGGTGGATACTGACCAACAGTAAAATATTTTAACAATACCATGTCAGCAATAGAAGGTGTATCATCAAGTAAAGGATTTCCCTCTTTGATACAATCATATTTTACACCTCTATAAGTTGTATACACATCTAGCCCTTGCAGTGTCCAGAAAGCTATTTTGTCTGCATTTGTTGGTTGCTCTATAAAAGTTACCTCAACTTCAGGTATGAAAGAAAAGTTTTCTAATGCTTCAACCTGAGCTTTGTTTAATTGAGATTGTGCTTCCATAGCCATTGCCAATAACAATATTATAAGTTTTATTTTCATCGTCAATTATTATATTATAATTCGTTCCGTTTAATTCAAGTCTCAAATAATTTTGTACTTGTCGTATTAAAGTTATTTCTTCTCCGTTTATTAAAGTTGTTATTTGTGTCTCTGTATCTTGTCCTATGTTTGTTCCTCTAATTGTAGTGGCAAAAGCGGTGCTTTCTGTTTCTGTTTCTAATTGATCTAACTCTTCTACTATTTCCAGTAAGTCTTCAAGAAAGTTTACGTCTAGGTAATTTATATCTAGTTCTGTAAATTCAAGATCATCTGTTTTGAGTTCATCTAAGAAAATATCCCCGATATTGAGATAATCAACGTCAAGAATATTCCTGTTAGAACTGTCATCTCCAGAATCTCCTGTATCCTCTCTTCTATCATCTTTCTCCTGTGGTGGTGTTACTATTAACATATTGTCAATTAGATCAAGACTCAAATCTAATATGACGGGTTTGGTAGGAACATTCTCCAGCACACTAGTGACAGTTGATTCATAAGGTTTGTTTAAGACTACTTGTCCTGCTAGGGTCGTCACCACAATCTCTCCACTACTTACCCCAAACTGATCTGGTAATAAAATAATGAGAGAACGTCCTAACTCGTCTACGGTTACAGTAAAGTCTGTCCCTCTTATTCCTATCTGTGCGGTAGGTGTTGATAAGATTATATTCTCTTTATCAATAGTCCCTAGTCCGCCAGTTATGAATCTAGCAGTTCCACTTGCAAAGTTTAATGCCATTTTGGAATTAGAAGGATTCTCATCATAAACAAACTCATCTATCACAAGCTGAGAATGCTCAGTGAGTCTTACGATACTTTCGTCCTCAAAAGTTATCGCTAGTCGCCCATTGCTGGTGCGAACATCGTCATAGCTTTCTATATCAAAATCTACAACGGCGGAGTAGGTGTCGTCACGAATGACTTTACCCACTCCATTCAGTTCAGTAATATCGCCAATACTGTTAGCAGCCAGTGGAAGTACCACCGTCATTTTGAACAATACAAACTGTACTATTTGACGCATTACTTTCAATCTTTAACCAATCTCTAGCTAGTGTAGAAGATTGTGTTATATTATATGTATTACTTGAACCATCAAGGTCTAAGTAAAAATATCCGCTTGTAGCTGAGGTAGTTCCTGCGTAACCACTTCCAGAAAAAGTAATTTCGTTAGAACTTCCGTATATGTCTACAAAGTTTGTTGCATAATCGTAATCAATGTCAAATGTTAATTCGTTGCTATCTCCATCAATTACCCAATCTAAATCTAGATAATCTGCAGAAGAGTCGCTCGCAATTTTAACATCAAATACGTTACTTGAACCATCAACGTCAACATTGATATCAGCATAGTCAGCAGTGTATAATCCACCACTATTTAC